AAATAGGTAACACTGGTACTGCTAAAAATGTAAGTCAATTATTGGTAAATGAAATTATACGCGGACAGCTCACACCAAAGCTACGCATGGTTGATATGCCATTCCAAAATTTATCAGTTGACAATCCATACCTTCCTCACAAGGTCATAGAATATTCATCTGGATATTACGTTTTTGAAAGAGGTAGTTTTGATTTAAAAACAGAGATTTGGCAAGGTGATTACTTTAAAATAGAATTGGATGCCTAACTATACAGAAAGAACAGTGTTATCTAAACCTCGCGACTTTGCCGACGTTGCAAACAATGCAGGCAGTGGCGGTGTGGTAAATAATAATGTCACAGAAACAATAAATAATGTTACAGTAAATGGCTCTGCCGTATCAATATTCAATCAAGAATTTATTGCAGCTTCATCCAATGTTTTAACCTGGACACAAAATAATGGAGTTTTACCAGTTACTAACTTGTCTGCATCTGTCCATGTTTATCAAAATGGTCAGAAATTAATAGACAGTCAATATGTAATAACGGCACCTGCTACTATTACGATAGATATTAACACACATTACGATGGAAGTAATTACATTGTATTTGCAATAAACATAATATAATGGAAGAGATAAAAGCACCAAAGAAAGAAAGGAAGTTTTTAAAAGTCGTTGGAAACATTGCCAAGGTTTTAGCCAATGAATTAATAATGGGCATTGGGCGCAAGTTTATCGGCAAAGCCATTGACAAAGTAGGCAACAAACGGCAAGGGCTTGTTATTGCATTTCTTTTGGTGGCAGGAATATCTTATGCCTCTATTGATTCCATACCCTACCCAATAACAGGGAATAAACAAAGACTTGGTTTTCAGACTACCGGAAACGGCTTGGTATGGCGAGGTCTTGTTTCTGACACAGTAACTAAGCCGACAAACTATGCAGATAAGAATGTAAAAGCTTATTTAGTGTTAGATAGTGTAACGGGGAGTATATATGTTTGGAAACAAGGCGCCTGGGCATCTTTAGTAGGTGGCGGCTCATTTACGCAGCCTGTTGACTCATTATTTTTTGATACAAGTGTTTCCCCTAACAATGTTGACACGGCTAAAATGCGATGGGATTATGAGTTAGGTACGGTTGTACTGGGAATGTATGATGCTGTGCCCAATGAAATAGGATTTAAAAACTTTTGGCTTGTCAAGAATCAGACAGGCTCAACAATTACAAAAGGTAGTATTGTTTATGCTAATGGCACGGTGGGAGCAAGTGGCAGAATAACAGTTGCAAAGTTTATAGCAAATGGCACAATAGATGCAAAATTGCTATTAGGAATAACCGCACACGATTTAACTAATGGAGAAGATGGCTATGTTATTTCCTTTGGCAAGATAAGACAAGTTAACACCGATACATTTGCGGCTGGTGCTATTCTTTATCCTTCGCCAACTACTGCTGGTGTTTGGACAGATGTTGAGCCAGTTGCACCAAACATTGATATGCCTATTGGCTTTTGTATAAATTCATCTTCAAACAATGGTACAATTTCAATTCGTGTGGCATCGGGTTATAGTTTAAATGAATTGCATAATGTGGCTATTTCTTCACCGGTTGAAAAATCAAGTTTATATTATTCTGGTGGATTATGGCGAGACACAACTGCTGCACTTTTAGTTAGCGATACGGCTTCCATGTTAGCCAACTATGCCACTAAAGCATACGCGGACACAACGGGTCGATTATACGCAAGACAGGATTACACCACAGGCGTAACAACATCAACATTAACTTGGACACAAACAGACACTTTAATTCCTGGGGGAGTTACCTTTATTCAAGTGTATCGCAACGGACAAATCTTATTACCTTCTCAATACACCGTACCAACGTCAACAAGCGTGGTTATTTCAGCTTCATCATTCAAAGTTAACGATAATTACACGGTAATATTCCCCCGTGGTGGCGGTGCAGGAAGTGGCGGAGGATCGGGAAGCCTTACTTCAATTTCAGGTGGTACGGGAATACTTGTTTCACCTAACCCAATAACAACCACGGGTACAGTGTCTGCTGATTTATCTGTATTAATGGAATTAACCGATACAAGTTTATTAAACCTTACTACAAGGTTTGCATCAAAATTAAATGCAACCGACACGGCTTCATTATCAAATAGAATAGATACAAAAGGTAGCGGTACAGTTACAAGCATTGCAACTGGCTACGGATTAAGTGGTGGAACAATAACAACAACTGGTACAATACTTTTAGATAGTTCAGCAGTATTTACCAGGATAAGGGATAGTATAGTTGATGTTGCTATTGGCAATGATACTATTAAAATATTAAAACAAGAATATCAACCAGCCTTATCAAGTGTTTTGACTTGGACAATTACGCCAAAATTCCCTATTCAATTAAAGGCTTATATTTTGGTTTTTAGGAATGGACAACTTTTAAACAATGACCAATATAATTTAACTGACACAAATAAAATTACCATTGTTTCGACATCTTTTAAAGTAGGTGCTAATTATACGGTTGCAACGGTTAGCGGTATTGGTTCGGTCGGTTCGGCTCAGGCTGGAAATCCTATTTATCCAGAGGCTGGAATAGCCCTATCAACAGGCACAACGTGGACAACATCTATTGTAAATAATTCAAGTAATTGGAATACAGCATATACAGATAGGTTAAAATGGGATGGAGGTAGCACTGATTTAGTAGCAGCGACAGGCAGAACAAGTTTAGGAGGTACTACCATTGGACAATCAATGTTTACCTTAACAAATCCTTCTGCTATTACCTTTCCAAGGTTCAATGCTGATAACTCTGTTACGGCATTATCTGCTGCTAATTTTCGTACTGCCATTGGCGCAGGAACTGTAACAACTGTTACGGCAGCCGCAGGCACTCCGATAAGCATAACTAATAATACAACAACTCCAGAACTTACAATAAATGCTGCATCTGCAAGTGTGCCAGGTTATTTGTTATCTGCGGATTGGACTACTTTTAATAATAAACAAAATGCTATAAATGGCACAGGATTTGTAAAATCAACGGGAACAACTATTTCTTATGATAACTCAACTTATTTAACTACAACAGATGCAGCATCAACTTATTTAACACAAAGCAATGCTACATCAACTTACACACCATTAACAAGGTCAATATCTACTACTGCACCATTGCAAGGTGGAGGAGATTTATCTGCAAATAGGACTTTATCTATAACACAGGCAACTACAAGCGCAAATGGATTTCTTACCTCAACAGATTGGAATACATTTAACGGTAAACAAAATACTATATCACTTACTACAACAGGAACAAGCGGAGCTGCAACATTGGTTGGTAGTACCTTAAACATTCCACAATACAGCGGAGGCGGTGGAGGCTCTGGCACTGTAACAAGTGTAGGCTTAACTGCACCTTCTATATTTACTGTAGGTGGTTCACCTGTTACAACAAGCGGCACTTTGGCATTGACATATAGCGGCACTGCTTTACCTTTATTAAATGGTGGTACAGGTGCAACGACTGCCGATGCTGCATTGACTAATTTAGGAGTTACAACAGTTGGTAAGGCATTGTTAGTAGCTGATAATAGTGTTAGTGATAAATTTATAAAAGTTAATGCAAATAAAACAATAACACTTTTAACTGCAGCTGATACAAGGAGTGCTATTGGGGCAGGCACAGGCAGTGGAACAGTTACAGGAGTTTACGCTGGTGCTCCAATTTATGTATCTGATAATACAGTAAGTCCTTATATTACTATTGTTGATGCAAGTCAATTTGTTAAGGGTGTAGTTAATGAAACTACACAAACATTTGGAGGTGTTAAAACATTTGCAAATACAATAAAATTATCTTCTACAACTGGAACATCTACATCTATATTGGGAAAAACATCTGATAACTCTGTATCTACTGTATCGGTTGGTACAGGTTTATCTTTAACAAGCGGCACATTAAGTTCAACTATAACCGTACCTACTGAAAGATATGTTTGGGATTTAGGGATATTTGCAGGTGCAGCAGATAATAGTGCTGCAACGTGGGATCCTCAATATGGTCTTAATATGTTAGTTGTACCAACTTCGTTAAATGGTTATTGTATTGATTCTATATATGCAAGAGCTTTAACTTGCTCAACTTGTCCTCCAGCAGCAGGTGATAAAGATTATTATATTGGTGTTTATAAAGCAGGAAATTCTACAAGAATACAAACAACTGGAATGTCATTACAAGGTAGTCAAATTGCAATGAATGAATATGACTTAAAAGAAGTCAATGTAAACTATACACTTACAACTGGTGATGTTTGGTGGTTGTATTTAAATGGTACATACACAAGTGATATGCTATACATCACAGGAGGCTTTGTAATTAAAAAAACGTGCAATTAAAAACAAAAACATGAAACAACTCCTTTCCCTCTTCCTCTTCCTTTTGCCTTGCCTTGCTTTGGCACAATACCCAACAAATGGCAACCAAAAGATAACGCTTGGCGAACAGACCAGTGCCGACGGGCTTATATATCGGGGCGTACTTGCAGACACGGGCATCATTACACCATTAAGCGATACAAGTGCATATATTATTCTTGATACGGTTAATCATAGGTTTTACAATTACAACCGTGCTACAAATGTTTGGAGCGTTACTACAATAGGTTCTATCTCATCAGGATTAACTGGTGTTTTGCCTGTTGCAAATGGTGGGACAAATCGAACAACCATGCCAGATGGTTATATTTTACATGGCGATGGTACAAGCGTTGATACTTCTCTTGGTTTGTTTTGGGATAGAACAAATAATAGATTGGGAATAAACAATAATTTACCAAGTACATTATTATACATAATAGGAGGTAATGGCGATCAATTAACGCTTGATAATAAAGGCGAAAGATATACTCAGCTTTCTTTTAAAAATAATGCTTCTGTAAATAAAGCTTATGTTTATTACGACAATAATACTTCAAGGTTAGAATTTGGAGGTACAGATAACACTGCTATTGCATTAATAACAGATAATAGTGAGAAAATGCGAGTAAATACTAATGGTGAAGTTTGGATAGGTTACACAACTGACCAAGGTGCCTACACATTGCAAGTAAATGGACAAATATTTGCTACTAATGCAACAATAGCAACATCTGATATAAGATTTAAAGAAAACATAAAACCTTTGGATAAAGGATTAGAAATTATAAATAAATTAAAACCTGTTAAATTTAACTTTATTACAACAACAGAAAATAATTTTAGTGAATTTGACGAAATAGGTTTTATTGCTCAAGATGTCGAAGGCGCACTGTCAACAGAATTATTTGCCAAAGCAGTTGTAAAAAAATTAGATGAAGATAAAGAAGATAGTGCGCTTGGTTTAATGACTGAAAAATTTATACCAATTTTAGTCAAAGCCATCCAGGAACAACAAGCCCTCATCAAAGCCCTTGAACAAAGAATTATTAACCTTGAAAATAAATAAAATGAGATACCTATTTTTATTCCTTCCCTTGTTTTCCTTTGCCCAAGACGTTGTCAAAGACACCGTGTACATCCAAAAGC